TTGGCGAGGATTGTCCTTTAGATTCTTTTGTTCGGAACCTTTGGCAAGAAGGAACCGAAGAGAGTCGACGAATGGCTAAAAAGTTGTCAGCCCGGCAACGGTTCTTCGCCCCAGTTGTTGTACGTGGCGAAGAAGATCAAGGCGTACGTGTTTGGGGCTTTGGAAAACAGGTATACGAAAAGCTTTTGAATCTAGTGCTAAACCCAGAGTACGGTGATATCACTGACTCTGAAGCAGGCACTGATTTAACAATTGCTTATGGAAAACCTGCAGGAGCCTCTTTCCCCGTGACAAACATCACCCCCCGCCGACGAAGTTCCCCGCTTTGTCCCGATGGTCCTGAAAAGTGTCGCGAAGTCTTGGATAGTATCCCGGATTTTGATGAGCTATTTGCTGGAAGTCGAAAGACTTTCGTAGAAGTTCAAGCGATGCTGGATGAATTTCTTTTGGGAGAAACAAACCCAGAAGAGGCTTCATCTGAGACTACTAAATATAATGATGATAAAAGCAAAGATCAAGGCAATGCCGTTGATAAAGCTTTTGCTGATTTGTTAGGGTAGTTAATTTGTTCGGAAGAGGGGATTCTTTCCCCTCTTCCTTTTTAATAAACAGGAGAGAACATGATTTGTTCATTTACATATATAGGCACTACGCTTTTTCTAGTTTGTACTTTTTAGAGGAAAGGGATTACAATGGCAAGAACTAAAACAAATAAAACTGGCACAATTTCAATCGCTGACATGCGAAACATTATTAATAAAAAAGCTGGAATGAATGTAGCACACAATCTTAATGAAGATAGCCCAACTCTCGTTAAAGAGTGGATTCCAACGGGATCTCGTTGGCTTGATTCGATTATTTGCCGAGGCAAATTAGCAGGCATCCCAGTAGGCAAGATCGTAGAAATTGCAGGATTAGAATCAACTGGTAAATCTTATATGGCTGCTCAAGTTGCAGCTAATGCACAAAAAATGGGCATTGATGTTGTTTATTTTGATTCTGAATCGGCAATCGATCCTTCATTTCTTGAGAAAGCTGGTTGCAACGTTGAAAATTTATTGTACGTACAAGCTACTTCTGTTGAATTTGTACTTGAAACAATTGAAGAACTACTAGGCTCAAATGAAAATCGTATGCTTTTTATCTGGGACTCTTTAGCGTTAACGCCAGCAGTCTCAGACATTGAAGGAGACTTTAACCCTCTTTCCTCAATGGCAGTCAAAGCAAGAATTCTTGCAAAAGGAATGTCAAAGCTTACTGTACCAATCGCAAATAGTCAATCAACATTTTTAGTGTTAAACCAGCTTAAAACAAATATTACACGATCTCCGTCCGAAGCTCTTACTACGCCTTACATGACTCCTGGTGGGAAAGCTATGATTTATGCCTATTCTTTACGAGTCTGGCTAACTGGCCGTAAAGCAAAAGCTTCTTTCGTCTTAGATGACAAAGGATTTAGAATCGGCTCAGAGGTAAAAGTTAAGCTTGAAAAATCTCGCTTTGGCACACAAGGCCGACAATGTAATTTCAAGATTTTGTGGGGAGATGAAGTAGGCATACAAGATGAGGAAAGCTGGTTAGATGCAGTTAAAGGCGCAGATTCTCTAAGACAGTCCGGCGCCTGGTACGAACTTTGTTATAAAGACAACACTTGTGAGAAATTTCAAGGCTCTGGCTGGGTTGATAAACTCCAAAATGAAAAGTTTAGAACTCGCGTGTTAGAAATCATGGACGAAGAAATTATTCGCAAATTTGACGACAGAACAGGAAATGCAGCAGATTATTACGAAAAAGAAGGGGAATGATTAAAATTTAGCGACTATTTATAATAGATGCGAAAATTAGGAGACCTTTATGAAAATTTCTGTTGAAAGACTCAAACAAATTATCAAAGAAGAAGTAGATGCTTACGCACTACAGGAAAAGCTAGATGATAAAGACAAAAAGAAGAAGGCCAAGCTTGAAGATGAACTTGATGATCTTGAACACAAGTGACTGGAAGAGGGAAAGCTGAGTTCGGCTTTAGTGAAAAGATTTCAATTGAAAGAATCCGTTGGCAAAGTATTATGGCATTCATTAGATGAAAATGGCCATATTGGCGAATATGATATGCAATTTGGAGATGTAGTATTAGAAGGGATATCTCCTGAAGACGTAGAACCAGTTCTTGAACAAACGCACTCACACCCAAAACGAGCAAGGAAAAAGAAAAAGTAAATGCCCCGCAAAGCAACTAGCCGCAATTTCACCAAAGAAGACCTTGAAGAAATCATAAGAGAAGAGTTAGAAAAATTACTTCATGAACAAACCATTTAAATCAATTAAAAACAAAGGAGAAAATAAATGAAACTTAAGGCAGTTCATTGCCTAAGTTGCAATGATATCATATATTCAAGAGCGCCAAATGACTTTAGAAATTGCTCTTGCGGTCAGATTTTTGTTGACGGAGGACGCTCATATTTTAAATATGGCGCAGCGCCTAACGCAGAATATAAAATAACAGAAGTGGAGGTTAACATCCCTCTCAGCAAATTATATGAAGACTGGAATCAAATGTCTGATGAATATGGTATAATCCACGCGGCATAATTTCCTTTACATATTAATAAAATTGTGCTATCCTAGATAAGTGATTTGGCTGGATGGCGGAATTGGTAGACGCAACGGACTTAAAATCCGTTATCCGTAGGGGTGTAAGGGTTCGAGTCCCTTTCCAGCTACTTTTTAAAAAGGAGAAAATATGAGCTATAAAACGCCACATAGAAAATTTAGGCGAAGAAGAAAACTCGGTTCGATGAAACGTAAAAAACGCAAATTAGCTAGAAAGAAAAAGAAATAATGAAAAGAGTTATGATAATAGATGCTCTCAATCAATTTTTGAGAGCTTATATAGTAAATCCAACAATAACGCCAAATGGAGATCCTGTTGGCGGAACCGTTGGGTTCCTTAAGATTTTACAGAAGCTTTGCCGTGAGATAAAGCCAGATAAAGTTATTATATGCTGGGATGGAAAAGGTGGAAGCCAACGGCGCAAAGCCGTGAATAAAAACTATAAAAGCGGCCGAAAACCATTGCGCCTAAATCGTGATATTAAACACTTAACAGAAGAACAAGAACTGCAAAATAAAATTTGGCAACAGATCAGATTAATTGATTACCTAAATAAATTTCCAGTCACTCAGTTGATGTTTGAGCTTGTTGAAGCTGACGACGTAATTTCTTTCGTTTGTCAAGCGTCTGATTTTAAAGGATGGCAGAAAGTTATTATTTCTAGTGACAAAGACTTTTTTCAATTATTAGATGAGGAAACTGTAGTTTACAGGCCAACACAAGGCGAGGTTTTAAACAAAAACAATATCATAGAAAAGTTTGGGATTCATCCTACAAATTTTGCTTTAGCAAGAGCAATTGTTGGAGACCAAAGCGATAATTTAGATGGAGTCCCTGGTATTGGATTGCCAACGGTGGCCAAAAGATTGCCATTTTTAGCCGAAGAAAAAACATATTCCATCACAGAAGTTTGTGAACATTGTAAGCTTGTCGAATCGAATTTGAAAGCGTATCAAAACATTTTGGAGAACAAAAATATAGTCAAAGAAAACTATAAATTAATGCAACTGTATAGTCCAAGCATGTCAGTGCAGACAAAAAAAGAAATTAAAAACATTGTTGAAAATACTGAATTAACATTTGACAAAACTAACACAGATGGCATGATGTTGGAAGATGGAATATCAAAAACAAGCTGGCTAGATTTGTTTGTTGCATTTAAAAGAATTATACTAAAAGGAAAAAAATGAAAAAAATATTAATATTATTACTCACAATGCTTTGCATAGGATGTGAGATTCATACACCAACAGGCTCAGTCGCAGTTGGCCCCCATATTGAAGTAGTTGAAACTTGTACCTATGATGATACGCCATATTATTATGAAGATGTTTGGACGTGTTGGAATGGTTGTTGTACCTGGATAATTGATTACCCTTACTACTACACAACCTGCGAAGAAACATGGTGTGTTTATGAGACCCACGCGGGGTTGGCTACTTATTGTAGCTGGGAATT